GCGCATGATAGCCTGCCCGACCCGACCACCATCACCGCTCACATCCATACCAAACTTGCTAGGCTTCACTTCATACCGGCGGCAGAGATCAACCACCTTCTCGGCAATCTGAATATCAAACTCGGACGCGGCACCAGCAGAAATCTGAATGACCTCTTGGTTCATAAGGTAGAGAACCTTCTGTGAGGTGCCACGGATATAGCCAAGCTTGCAGATCGTCAGCACGCAGCGATCTCCCCCGGCGGTGAAAGCGGTATCAAACCCAGCCACTCTGATCAGATCATTGGAATCCCAGATCGGCTCGACCAATGTATTCGCATTCCGTATCACATCTGCGGTGAGAATCGTCTGGCTGAATCCCGACTTTGGCCACCAGCCAATCGCGTTACGAACATAATCCACAGCAGTCTCGTCGCCATAGCACATCTTCAAGATGTCAGCCTGCTTCTTGCGATCCATGAGGAACGGAAACGGAGGGGGTTCATTCGGGGGAGCGGCGAAGTTTGGAGACTTGGAACCATTGTAGAAAAGACAGATGCCAGTCTCTGTCTCCCATTGGTTCATGTCTGGATTAACCACATCAAAGTTTGTGGAACCTTTCGGCATAGCCCAGCGGGTATGGGGATTCTCACCAGCACTCGGGTTGCCAATACCGATGAAAACCTTGTCATCGTTAGAACTCAAGTTGGCACGCACCATGAGCGCACCCATCTCCATCTCGGGCAACTCGTCCAAAGCGACCCGAATGCGAGAGTTCTTACGACCGCGAGTGGTATCAATCGCCTTCTGCCCTTCATTGCCGGGAGGGAACGCAATAGCCTTGATCGCATTGCGGTAGTCCCGCTCATCTCCCCCATCTCCACCACCCCAGACAATCATGTGGCGGTAGTCAACGAGAGTCCCGATCTGGTTGCTAGCAGCCTTCCAGAGCTTGGAGATGATACCCCAGATACGATCCTCGGACGCTCCCAAGGTCGTAGTCGCCACCCAAGACGAAGTGCAATGCGGAGCTGCGCACCAGTCCAGATAGACCCACAGACCCACAGGAAACGATTTACCAGCCGACGCGGCACCAGCCAAGCACACATCGTCATAGGTGCAGAGAGCCTCAAGAGTGCGAAGAAGCTCGGTATTCACATAACCACGGTTCTTGATCACAACCTCGGTCGGCCACATATACTGGACGGCTTGGATGAAATGCTCGTAGGGAGAGAGAAGCTTGAACTCGGAGAGATCAATATTCTTCTCCACGCACATCGTTCTCCCGTAGCTGCCGCGAGTCAGAGCGTAGCAGTAAAGCTCAATCTCAAGCGGGTTCATGTTCTCTGGAAAAATCATTCCGTATTTACGGACGCCTTTAATAGAAATATTTCTTGACACGCGGTGAATAAAACTACATCTTCACGCCCAACGCAAGATGAAACTGAAAGAACCACGCAGAGCCCCAGTTGGAGGATTCAAATACATCTACACTATCACTCGCTTTGGAAACGATTACAAAGCCACGGTGTATGGTGAGACTCTTCACAAGCTCATCGTAAATGTCGAGCGGGATATGAAGAGTAACGGGATGGAGGTTCCATCAGACTTGGCATACAGGGTTGAACTGCAAATATGCGAAAGGCAGCCACCCGACCGCTGCTGGATCGGAGCAGGGGATCGACTCGCCTTCGCAATCCACGGAGCTGCACGCCTAATTGACAATATTGCAGGAACAAAACTTGAATCTCGCGCAAAAGGTTGTAGTTCTTGTTTGAAGCGCAGACAAAAACTAAACGCATTCTTCAAACAATAAACTATCGTTAACGATAAAATACCATGCCCATCACAACAGGTGCCGACAACTTTTCCTTATTAACCCTCGATGAAAACGGGGAGCCGCCGAAGACACGAATCTCATCGGCAAATCACGCTTGGCAAATTGCAAACAATCTATCATTGAGCAATGTAGGTAGAGAAAATAAGCGAATTCGAATTTACAAAAGTTACAAGAGATTTCCGCCTACTGGATATTCTAAACTTGCTGAAAAGCGAATGCCATTCAGTTCTGATGTGAATTGGGGAGCTTTGGAATTTATTGTAAATAACCAGAAATCAAGCTACTACGATGTTATAACCGAGCGTCAAGCGTGCGCTCAAATTGATACAAAATATGGCAACGAAAAAGAAAGGCTCGTCCACTCAGAAAACATCACATTCGCGTTCGACCGTGCGTTGCGCGAATGGCCGGGATACCTCTACAACAAAGAGCAAGACCTCGAAAGCATGCTGCTCTACGGAAAAGGAATCGGCATGTGGACTAGCCCTCATGGGTGGATGCCTGAACATGTTCCTCTCTCCGACATACTTGTCCCAGATGATATCAAAATTGATCTCTCAAATCTGGAAGAATTTGTGCGGCGAGTTCGACTCACCCCCTACCAACTCTACAAAATCATCGAAGATCGGGGAGCCGCCGAAGACCTTGGGTGGAATGTTAATGCAGTCGTGGACGCCATTAGATTCCACAGGGCTTTTTCCGAACACAACAAAACGCGGGAAGATTTCTTCCGAACGATCTCGGAAAGCGGGTTCAACTGGTCGCTCTCGGTCAACCAAAAGATCGACCTTTACGAAGTCTACTGGAGGGAGTTCGACGGCACGATCAGCAAAGCGGTCATCCTCCAAGACTACCAGCCAATCACCGACCACATCAATCAATATGTCCGAGGAGCAGATAAAATCTCCGAAGCAACTGTTAGAGAGCAGCACGGTTTTCTCCAACTTAATGTCGGACTCTTTGACGGCTGGGACCAAATCCTCTACATGCTCACAGATTCCGTCGGTTCTGGATTATTCCACGACATTAAGTCCCAAGCGGAAGCTGCCTATGTAGCCTGTCGCCAGTATGACTTCACAATGAACAGTCTTGTCGATGCTGTTCGACTTAACTCAATGCTTCTGTTGGACGGCGGATCGCCAGACTCCACCAAGATGCTCAAGCAAATGGAATGGCTTCCGATCAGCGTCATGCCAGACGGAGCTAAGTTTACCCAAAACCGCTTTGCCCTGCCTGTCCAAGAAGGAATGCAGTTCATGCAGTTTTACATGGGCGACCTCTATCGCGGACTCGGCCAATACCGCATCAACGCACCAAGCCAAGGTGGCAAGCAACGCACTAAAGGAGAAGCGGAACTGGATGCGGCAGAGTCGGCAAAGCTTTCCGGCACGCAAATCCGCCGATTCAACGAATGCGAAACGCTATACTTCCGTGAACTATACCGCCGCTTTGTCTCATCCACAAGGAACGATGACGGATACGAATATGTCAAAAAATTCTACGATCTCCTTGAGGAACTTGGAACGCCCAAAGAGGCTGCTGCCTTTAAAAACATCACAAATATCAGAAGTAATCTCATTAATGGAGCAGGAAGCCCAAGCTTCAAGCTCATTGCAGCGGAGAAACTTGTTCAACTTACTGCAATCACACCAGCCAACGAAGGACAAGAAAATGCCATTAAAGACGCAATCGCAGCTTTGGCGGGCCGTGACAATGTAGAACGCTACCGTGAGTTCAAGATGAGCAAGGTTGATGATACGAACCGAATCATCGGTTTTGAGAATGCAGGCATGACCGATGTGTTCGTCAACCCAGCCAACTTCCCTGTGCTGCCAACAGACCCGCACATCGAGCATGTGACTGGTCACTTCCAAGACTTGATGTTGCAGATTCAGACAAACATGCAAGCCATCCAGATGGGCGCTGCGGAACTTACAGAACTTGCCAAGGCGGTGCGCTCTATCCAGTTCAAGGGCGGTCACATTATGGCTCATGTCGAGTTTATCCAGAAAGACCCGACGAAGGTGGACTTCCTCAAGCAGTTCATGGAAGGCATGAACCAAGCTGGAAAACTTGGAGACGAGATCAACGCCGTCTACCAAGAAATGGCCCAGAGCCAGCAAGGCAAGCCCAGCACCGAGGAGGACATCAAGCTTCAATACCTCGCCGCCAAGTCCGGCATCGAGATCGACACCAAGCAGAAACTGGCAGACATTGCGATTGGAAAAGCATCCATCAGCCACTCCCAGCGCACAGAGCAGCGCAAGCAGCAGGGTATCACCCAGCTTGCTCTCCAGAAAGCCAAGGCCCGCGCCGAAGTCCAAAAGGCTATGGCAAAGGCCAAGCCTATGCAAGAGGTTCCAGAAGTTCCA